GCCAAGTCAAGGATGCTCTGGAAGTGGTTTCCGGATTGTACACCAGATGCCGGTACTTCCCACCTGCCGAGACCTTCTACTCAAGGAGAAGTCTTCTGTTCCAACAGAAAACTACTCCAAAAAGAGTAGACGTCTACTCGGCTTGGCGGTTCACTGAACCACGATCACCCCTGACCCGCAACTTACGGTTGCCGGAATATCAGGATCGGTGGGAATTCCACCCACAGGTTGCGCGTGTACACTTAACGAAGCAACAACTTCCATGCATGAGGAAGCGTTAACTCTTGCTCGTCAGTAATCACATATTGGCCTATCTATTTGATTCTGGCGCACCAGAACGCGCTGCTGGCGAGGCCAGCTACTCCTCTAAAGGAGTGCCAACAGGGACGCAGCGACCGGAGTCAGTTTCTTCCCGACTTCGATCCCCTTGTCGACCCATCCCATCATTCTGTCCATGAATGAGGGACCTTGCTGAGGTTGAGTCACACGAGTTCCGATAGGCAACTGATTAGGTATACCTTTCGTAACCGCAGCTGACTGAGCTGTAGCAAGTGTTGGATTCTCTCCGATAACATTGGCGACATGCGACATCTCCAGCGGATCAGAACGAGAAGGAGTTGCAGAAGCAACTGAAGTATTCCCGGTCTGAGGAATACACTCCAAGTTCTCGGTGTAATACCACTCAAGGTTCACACCGGCCGCCAGACCGTCAGCACCAACGACAAGCAAACCTGCAATGCCACCCGGAGGCGAAACGCCAAAGGGAGTGGTTGCAACGTTCGTTTGCGTGGGTACGTAGGCCAAATTGACCATATCGGTTGGGATAAACCGGACTTCTGCAGCATTGCCGTTCGACGCAACATTCTTGCTCGCACCATAGGTCGAGTTTTCGATGTTCGGCGTCGTAATAGGTGGCAGTGTAGAGGGAGTTCCGGAAAATCCTCCTCTATTCAGAGAAGAAGTTGGATAAAACCCCCAGACCAAACGGCCCTGGTTATTATTCGAACTTCCCTGAATTTGGCAACGAGCAACTGCTGAGACAGCTCGATTGGCTTGGAAAGAACCAGCCATAGCAGCAGCCCAGGGGGCTGGCTGCCAAGTTCCCCAGGTGATGTTCCCGTTTGTTGCCACAGTACCGATGATATACGCGGTATAAGGGCAATTCACAGCAAAAGCGAGAATCGTTCCGGTTCCCACAGTGCCATTGGCCTGTGTAAACTTGAAGCGATTCGTCAAAGGCTGTGACGGAACAGTCACAAGATCTGGAACTTTCGAGCCTTCGCCGTGACCATCTGGATCCAAGATCGACAGAAGGTACGACGAAGCAGCACTCTTGGCTCGATTGCCTTGGAGTAGCTGGACCTTGTTTGCTGTCGTGAGCTTCTTCTGCTCACCTCTGACAGCCTGACGAGCGGTCTTCCTCGCCAGCTTCTTCTCTTCCTTTTTGTTGTTCATGTATGGGATCCCGGGGAACAACACCCGGGACTGTACATCTCAGCGAAGTTGGAAGCAAGAGTGCCCTCGAGTGAAGGGTTGGTACAAATCGAAGCTCCTCATCAGACCACTGGTCCTCGGAGCATCGCCTACCCTAACTCACCCGGCTCTTACACTTAATGCCAACCCCATCCGTGCAGTCTCTCGGCATTTAAGAACTGGACCAATGATTCGCCGGCAACGGCTGAGGATTCCATCCGCTGCTCCTATTCGGAGCAACTCTGAAATACTCGGCTATCCGCTGGCGATGATCATTGAAACATTCCCGTTCAAGGAATGCAAGAGCATCGAACGTGATTTGGCCATAGGCTCCTTGGAAAAGAGACAGAGCGCCTTGCAAACATCTCAACGCAAGTCGAGACGTTACATCAAAGCCCTCTGCCACTGCCTCGCTCACCGTTAACGGCGAGGTCCCAGGCATTCTCTCTTTGATTGCCATCTTAAGTGTGGATAAACCATTACCTATGTACCAATCAAAATCACGTTCCAGCTCTTTCACAGGCCCACTTAGCACGGAACTATTAAGCCATTCGTGGAACTGGATTATCTGCTCAGCAGACGTGTACCAGTTCTCATCAAGCGGCACCGTTTTGGACGGTTTATACGCTGAGACCCCATGAACAACGGAGGACTCCGTAACATCGGCTTGGCGAACGTTCGTGACATACGGCACAAAACCGAGCTCAAGGTGCTTCACGCTCTCTCTTGAACGTGGAGGTATAGCACCAAGCTCGATATCAAACTCTAGTTTGCCATTCATCTTGAACCAAACAGGCCTCTCTTGTTTGATTCTGGCAAGCTCCGGACCGGGGAGCGGGTATCCAAAACTGACAGGACAGTGAAATCTGTTGACTAGCGCAGAAGCTAAAAGCTTCTGAACTTTGTTAACGGACCACTGCCAGCCAGTCGACGGACAACCCTTTCGACGGTCTTCGTTTGATCTCGTGTCTTTCGGAGCACGAACGCCCATACCACCGAAACTCTCGTGGATAAACAAGTTCCGAGTCATAAAGAACTTCCTTCCTTTAAGGCGTGCCTCAGCACGACACTCCTCGAGAATATCGGCCTTCCTGGTCCGGAAAAGGTACTCCAGGATGGAACACTTCTTCGACGGAAGACAACCACGAAGAATCTCATTAAGATTCGGTATGAGATCGTTCTCATATTCGTGATGACTTTCCGCAGTCCCAAGACGTGAACTCTCCTTGTTCATGACTTTAGACTGACCGAAGAGCAGGCCTGTGTTCAAGAAAGGAATCTCCCTGACTTCACATCCTTTGACGTGGAAACAGGTTGAATTGATATTCAAGAACACTCGATGACGATATGCCTTCCCAATCGACATCTCAAGGCCTACTTGCCGACCAAGTCGCGCATGCTCTGCCCATTCAGTATCTGTACCCTGATAGACGGCATCATCTCCATTGATCAAGATCTTCTTAAGAAGCTCAAGATTATGGCCCTCACGGGGCTGGAGAACCCTGAGAATTAACCCAAGGTTCGCCAAGCAGAGAATAGGAAAACTAAGAATCGAACCCATCAGCTGCCCATTTGACTGAGTGCCTCTGAATTCTTTCTTCGTCTTCCCGCCATCAACAGGCTTAGGATACCACAGATTATGCGGCCCCAAAACTTGGCGGCAAAGTGTCTGGTAATCCCACTCAAGACCCGACATGATGTATTCCAATATCTTCCTAGAAAACTTCCAGCTGAGACCGTCGGTCGCAGCCTTATAGTCAACTGAATGGAAGGCCAAAATAGCATCAAGTAAGGGATCTTTTACCCAATCCAGACGCGTCTGGATGTCTAATAAGTCCGTCGGTGACAATGGACGGCCTATCAGACGGAAGCAAGGCATGGCCCGAAGGCTCGAATGCATCGCTTCCTGGAGACCTCTCGTGAAATAGTAGGGTATGGATTGGCCCTTACTAATCACACGGATCTTGAGCGGTTCAAGGACAGCTTGAATCATGCAGTCCAACGGCTGCAACTGATTCTCGCTGCGCCACAAATGCAGCTGCCCTTCCAGCTGCTGCCACTTCCAGTTCCCGTGCAAAGGCGCACGTAGCTCGATGAGAACGTTTGTCATACGTTCCCCAGCTTTGTACGCCATAGGCAACCAGATCATCCCAACCAGTTCGCTTTGAATCGAGTCATGCTCGTTGATTCCCACGAGGTCGCACAGATAACCATGCTGACCTGCAGTTAGACGAGTTGACTCGAAGCTTGCTGATAGAGATGTTCGGCCCTCTACACTGAAACTAGGAGCAGCTTTTGTGACGTCACTTCTCACTTTGTCAAGAACCGATCGAAAACAGGCGTTGTCGAAAATCTCTTTGATTAATTCGTCGTCGCCCTCATCCGGTCGAGTCAGACTAGCGAGGTGATCCTTGTAAGTTTGCTCAACAAGCTCTTCCGATAAAGGATTGGCGGAACGTTTGCACTGTAACCAAGAGTACCAAAGATGAGTATTCCTGGAATTAAAGCAGCACAAGCGTTGCTTCCACCAACGTCGAAAGGCTCCCGTTGGAACAAACCCTCCAAGCTTAGGCTTCGGAGGTGTGTCGTTTCTGAGATACTTAGCGATAGGGAAGGTCAAGAGGTATTTAGCCATCTTAAACCACTCACTTACGCAAAGAGAGGTACTCAGGTATCGGCAGACTTGTTCCTTCATCTGCTCGATCACGCTGACTGGACAATTGTGATGCTCTAACACAATTGACAGTCCACGACACAAAGCGTGGGACTGCTGCAAGATCAGGTCCTGAAGACTAGCAGCTTCGTCAACAGGTTGCGGGACACCCCGCACTTGTTCCTCCTGCAAAGCAGGAGCGCCACTCATATCGCGTTTGTCGCAAGACGAATGGGTCGTGTGTATTCGTACGATGTTCAGTCGTACCGGC